CATAAATTTCCTTTGTGTGAATATCTTGAAATTCTTTTAATACTTTAAATTTAGCCATTTTTTGTCCTCCTAGCCTGCTGGAACAGCCGCTTTTAATGTGTAGATATTTGCAACATTATTGTCTTGCGCTTTACCAAATGCAAACGCTTTTGCAGTGTATAAATTGCAATCTTCTAATGCTAATGTTTCTGTGTATTTGTTTACTTCCACAGTGTTTGTAGCATACATATCGTAACGCTCTAAAACTGCCGCAACCACTTCTCCAGCTGTTACAAATTGTGATTCAATAACTGTAACATTGAATGGTAATGCAGTAATAAACGCCCCTAAAGAGTTCTGAATTGTATATTGCGCTTTGATACCCCATGAGTCTACAGGGTTTACGATAAGTGCGACTTTACCAGAAATATTTACTGCTTTACCATTTTCTTTTACAGATAAAGCTTTGTTTAGTTCAGCTAATTCTTTAATTGTTGTTTTTGCATCAGCGAAAGTTAATTCGCCTTTAGAAGTTTTTTTAGCATGTCCATTCGTCGGATCAATAGAAGCTTTCAAATCACGAACTAATCCGATAGGTTGGTCTTTTGTGGGACCTGCTCCTACAACAATAGCTTCTTCTAATGCAACTGCATATGTTTCTGTGATTTGAGTACGTACATATGCTTCAATCCAAGCTGGACCAAATTTAGATAAATCTTTAGCTAGAACTACAAATGCAGTAAGTTTTGATTGGTTGAAGTTTTCTTCTTTAAACGCTGCATTTAATTGACCTTTAATTTCACCAAATACTTTACCCCAAATGAACGAACCTTCCGCATCAGAAGTAATGACACGAGCTGATACTGTGCCTAAGTTTTTGAAATTAATTGCTGCTAAAAGAGGATGTTCTGATGTTAAATCTTCAAATACACGATCTACAACAGTTTCTGGTAAAACAACATCAGACTCAAAACCACCCGATTTAGCAACCGCATTAAAGAACTTTGATTCTGCTGCTGTTAATACATTTGCGCCACGTCCAGCTAAAACAGAAGTGTCGTTGTTTTCGTTTGCTACACGCTCAGTAATTTGAGTTGTTAATGAATCTGTTAAAGCATTTTGCATAGTTTCCCACGCTTGCTCTACTTGTTCAGCTGTTGCATTTTCATCTTTAATTACCGCTGCATACGCTTTGCGCGCTTCATTATATACTTCTGTATGATTGTTCAGTTTAATCATTATTAAATTCCTCCATTAAAAAATGACACGTTTTTTAGCTGCTACAATCGGCTGCTCTAACGTATCATCTGTTTTATTTGTATTTTGTAGTGCTTTCATTTCATTAATTTGATTTTGTAAACCTTCGATAATTTCTTTTAATGGACCTGTATTTACATCTACAGTTACTGTATTTTTAACAGCATTTTCAGCAATTGAATTATTAAAAGTTTCAGCTTTATCTTGAAAAATTTCCGATTCAACAGTTTCCGCATTTCCGTCCACAATCTCATCAACAAAGCCTAATTCCTTCGCTTTGTCAGCTGATAAATAAGTTTCTTCATCAAGTAATTTCTCAACTGTTTTCGCATCAACTCGATGTGTATATGATGCCAAAACTGATTCACCAATTGAGTCTAAGTCGTCTGCCTTTTTTCGCAATTCTTTTGCATTACCTGCCACAATTGTCCATGCATTGTGGACCATTAATTGCGTATTCGAAAACATTCGAATTTTATCAGCACCCATTGCAATAATAGAAGCTGCAGATGCTGCAATTCCTGTAATGGTAAGAGTGACATTTCCTCCATGCGCTCGCAATGTGTTCATAATGTCGATACCAGCAAAAACATCGCCACCATAAGAGTTGATTTCCAACTCAATATCCTCATCTGCTTTGATGTTTCGCATTTTATTTTTAAAGTCATAGATCGTTCCATTCCAACTTGAAATATCACCTGTAATCTTATGTTTCATTATTTGTCACCCCCTTTCAAATCATTCGTACTTTGATAGTTTTTCGTAATGATAAATTCATCTAAATCTTTGTCCTCAACACGCTCATATCCAAACATTTCACGTACCTCATTTCTACTAAAAGAACCACTCGAAACTAATTTATCGATTGCTGTTGCGTTACTTACTGCATCACTTTGAGCAATTCCACGACAATTTATTTCTTCATCTGATGACATACTAATTTTTGCATTTAGCTCATCTTGAATTTTTTTGATTAATGGATTCACACAAAATTTAAGATACATTTTCATGCTACTTTCTAAATCTGCAACATCGCCATGGATTAGGTTTTTAGGGATACCTAAGATATTGGCCACATCATCTGTCATCGCTCTTTTGATTTTTGTTATATCATCAACGTTTGGGCCGCGCACATCGCCACTAGAATACTCTGTATAACTTACACCTCTAAATAGTGGAAAAATTGCTGTAACACTATTTTTAACAGATGAAATGACATTATCAATAAACGATTGAGTTTTCTTCATCTCTTCATCATCCAATGATTGAGCACCTTCGAAGTTCATAGATCCGCGCACTTGATAAGCACGTTTTGAAGCCGATACAAACGATTTAAACAAATCAGCATAGTCTTCATTCAACTGTTCAATAAACTTGTTTAATCGCTCGTTGTTATACGTTAAATAAATGACTTCATCCATATTCCAAGATTTATTGTTAAACGTAAAATTTTTAACAGTCACACTTGCAAAAATATCTGTATATAAAGCAAATTCTTCTCTTGTAAAACTCTCAGCAATCAACAATTGGTTATCGTATGGAATAATTAAAACTTCATTGTCACGAATTAATTTATTTGTGACAGTTTGCCAAAAATCTGATGCAGATTCATCGCTATTTGGACGTACATTCAATAATTTGTGCCAGTCATTCTTCATGCGTTTTTGACCTTTCATCCAACGGAAATCAGTTTGAGAAATAGATCGTGCAATAAAATTAGCACATGTTTCAATCGCTAATTCTTTCAAATAAGTTGTTTCATATTTTTCTTCAATGAATTCGAAATCATATGAATTACTCAATGCACTATTTTTACTAAAAACACTGCTTAAAAATCCGATTATCGTCACCCCCTTTCTTCCACAGACATGTAGTAGTTGCTGGATTAAAACTTAATCGCATTCAGCATATCCAAAGTGCCGGATAAATTAATATTTGCTACTTCATCTGCGCGATACATACCATGCACAAACGCTTGAAAACCATCCGTCTTACGTCTTACAGCTTCGATTTTTTCATAAAACTTATTACCTTTTTTATCTATTACAACAAGCACGTTATTCGTGTACCATCGCATTAATGGATTGTCTCCAAAAATGATTTTGTTATTAGCAAATGCTGTTTCAATTCGCGGTGCTAATAAACTGTGGATGGACCTCGGATTTCTGATAACTTCAATTTCAAATCCCTGGTCCTCAAAAGCTTTCCTTAACAATTCCATTCGGAAGTTATCTGAAATGATTTTTTTAATATGACAGGATTTACGCTGTTCAACAAACCAGTCAACAACTCTTTTTACATCGATCGTCGGTTCATCGACAACAGTTAGTAACCCACGCTGCTCCCACTCTTTGATTGGCGCAAACTTTTCTCGCGTCTTTTCGTTATCTTTTCGTGAATAGCCATAATATTTATCTACAAATTCTTTGCGTGCAAATGAATGTGTGTAGAAACAATAATCATCATTATCTCTATACAACAAGCCACATGCCGCGAAATCTCTAATACTTGCAAAGTCGATGCAGCCAATTACTTCTTTTTGTTCATGTGGAGGCAGTGGCCTATTTGTTGCCAAAATCTCTTCCCACTTTGCTACGGATTTTTCTAAATCAGTTACAGGTAAGTTCATTCGTTTTGTAAGAAATTCTTCTCGCGTCGACGGATCGTCTTGTAAATTTTCATATTCTTCATACACTGTATCGAATAATGTTTTTGAGTAGTCATTACGTGGATGGCACAACATCGGATTTGCTTTTTCCCACATCTCTGGATTATCAATTTCATCTTCATCATCCAGCTTGCAAATGAACGGGAATAAAGCATTTACTCTCGCTTCACCTTTCAATACTTTCAAAGCTAGTTCCTTCATGCCATCCGAAAACCCGTCACGTACATAACCATCTGTACCGATGTAAAACTCGCGTGGATTTGCTTTTTTACCAAGACCTGAAATATGAACTGATACATCTTTGTTCGATTCATATTGATGTATCTCATCAAAGACAACCGCTCCATCTCGCAAACCATCTTTCGTTTCACCGTTTGATGTACGATATCTTAATTTCGCTTGAGTTTTATTTGAAAGAATCTGCGTCAACGTACGTTTAAACATCTTGCTTAATGCTCCACCACGTCCAATCGCATTGTACACTTCTTCGAATGAAGTCTTTGCTTGATCCTCACTATTAGCAACAAGAGAAATATTATATTCTGGTATTCCATGTAATGGACTTATTAGGAAATTTACAAGTGCAGAAATCTTACCGTTTTTACCGAATCCCCTAGCAACTAACCACATAATTTTCCGATAAAAAAGCCTTCGATTTTCCTTAAAATAAAGAAAAACGAAAGCGTATAAAAATTTATCTGTGGTTGTAAGAGGGAAGTACCATTTTTCTGTAAATCTAACAGCTTTCTCAATCATGTCGTCATCAAAATAAATATCATCTCGACTAAAGACATCACGTTTTAAATATTCTATAAGCATGATACGTTCTTTGTTGAGTTTGAATTCTCCACGTTCATAAGCATCAAAATATCCCTGTACA